AGCGAGAAGCGCGATTACAGCCTGAAAGACGGGCGCGTGTTCTGGATGTGGCGGTTGGACCATACCACCGAATTGCTTCCGTCCGCGAATAGCGAATTTCGCGCGTTGATGGCGGCGGCGGGCGTTCTGTACTATGCCGATTATTACGTGCAGAACTTCTTTCAGCGCGGCGGAATCAAGCCGGCGTTGCTGCAAGTTTCCGGCGTTCAGACGCGCGAGGAACGCGAGAAGATTGAGTCCGTGTGGGACAAGATAGTTCACGGCTGGTACAAATACCTGGGCAAGGTGATATCCGCCGACACGATGGCTGTCACGACAATTGGCGATGGAATTGACAACCTGACCGGGTCCCAGCTTCACGACGAGAAGCTGGCGGATATCGCGATGGCGGCTGGGATGCCCCTGTCGCTTATCCTGGCTAACTCTGCGAACTATGCCACCGCGCAAACCGAATACGCCGTCTGGTTCAGGGATACCGTCACGCCCTGGCTGCGCTTTATCGAGGGTGAACTGAACTCGAAGCTGTTCACGCCGATGGGCTTGCGCTGGGAGTTCAGACCGGAGGCAAGCGACCACGGCCATGAAGAGGAAGTCCAGCGGGCAAGCGCATACGCGTCTTATATCTCCGCCGGGATGAAGCCATCTATCGCCGCGCAAGTGCTGGGCATCGAACTGCCCGAAGGCGTGGAGTATGAGCAGCTTGACCCCGAACCGGAGCCCGAGCCCGAACCCGCGCCGGTGTTCGCGCCAGAGCCGGAAGTCGAGGATGAGGAAAAGAGCTTGCCGACCGTGCTGACGATTGAGCAGCTTCGCGAGCTTGAGCATTGGCAGGATATCGCCTTCCGCAAGCTGAAGCAGGGGAAGTCGCTTGACTTCCCCTGGGTGTGCAAGGTGCTGCCAGAGGATATCGCGATTAGCATCCGGGCGCGCTTGCCGGAGTGCCGAACTGAAAAGGATATCGAGCGGGCGTTTGAGATGAACGCGCGGGATGGTGACGATGACGCGCTCAAGGCGTTGGCTGACGCGCTGAACAGGGCGGTGGAAAAGGTTATGCCGGTTGCGGAGGCAAGTGAAGCAATTAGTGCTTGACGCGCTGTACAGAAGCGCGGAACGCAAGCCGGAGATTATCCCGCTATTGACGGGCAAGGCGGCGGCGTTCGTGAAGCTGATACCGCTGAACCGCGCGGCTCTTGAGCGCAAGCTGGCACGGGTGATTACATCCAACCAACGCGCTGAATTGGATAAGCTCTTGCGCTTGCTGGGTGACCCGCCCGACCTGTCCCGCGTGAATGACGAATACTGGCAGAACGCCAGCCGTTCGCTTCAATCAGCTATCGAGCCGGTGTTGGTCGAGACTTTTGTTCAGCAAGCGGCGGCAATGCTTGACACAATCAGCATCGGGGTTGATTGGACGCTGATAAACACGAACGCCGTGCGCTGGGCAAGTCAATACACCTACGAATTGGTCCACGGCATCACGGACGTTTCCAGGCGTGCCTTGCAGGAAATCATCCCCCGCTTCTACACGGACGGGTGGAGCATGGGCGATTTATACAACGCGCTGGAAAGCACTTATGGCAAAGTACGCGCGGAGATGATTGCCGTGACAGAAACAACCCGCGCATCGGTGGAAGGTGAACGCGCAATCATGGACGCGCTGAACCGCGAGAGCGGCGTGCAGATGGTCCCGATTTGGCAGACTTCCAACGACGAGGCATCTCATAAATGCCCGCTATGCGGTCCGCGTCACGGAAAGCCGGTTCAGAATAATGAATATCCGCCGGCGCATCCGCGCTGCCGGTGCTGGGTGATTTACGATTACGCGGACAATGTAAAACCATGACAAACACGAATTATAAAATTCGCATCGAGGGCATGGAAGACTTGCTGAAAAAGCTCAAGTCTTTGGAAAGCATGAAGCGCGTCAAGGCGGAAGTGCATCGGAGCGCGATTTATTTACAAGGTTTTATCAAACAATATCCCGGAGTGAGGCGCGGCAAAAATCCGCTGCTTTACGGGAAAAGTCCGCAAGCTCAGAAAATGCGGGCAGGGTTCTTTTACCACTTGAAAGCTGGAAACATAACCGTCCCGTATATTCGCGGGGCAGCGGTGCAATCGCACAAGTTGGGGCAATCCTGGACTGTGAGAAGCACGAACTCCGGTTGGGGCGCGACGATTGGCACGAGCGTTCCTTACGCCCGGCTGGTGCAGGATGCTGAAAAGCAGACGCAATATCACCAGCAGACAGGTTGGGTAACGGTTCAGGATGTAATCGAACAACACGGGGATGAGGTAATCACACGCATCACGGACGCTTTACAGCGCGAGGTGAGCGAGGATTAGTTAGTCAGACAACTGAATACAGGTTGTTCGTGGGCGGCGGGTGCTGCAGCGGGTGACCGGGTGGTCAGAGGGTTCTGAAGCCGAATAAACGCAATTGAGCGTTCTATTTGGCATTTTGTCGTTAAGGGAGGTGTCATGGAAAAAGACACGCTGGTTTATTTTGGGGACGCGGTAAAAGCACTCGGAAGCGGCAAGGTTGGCGGGTATCTGGTTCGTTGGGGGCAACCCGGCGATGTAGACCTGGACGGCGATTACTTCACGCCGGATACCGACCTGGGCGTTGAGATTGGCGCGAACCTGCCTATCTACTACGAACACGGCTACGATCCGGTTATCAAAAGCCGGAAAATCGGCAAGGGGACAATCCTGAAAACCGATGATGTCGGGCTATGGTTCGAGGGGCAACTTGAACTCCGGGACGAATACGAACAAATGATTTACAAGCTGGCTGAAGCTGGGAAGCTGGGCTGGAGTAGTCAGGCGGGCGGTTCGCTCGTTAGCAAGAGCATGGGCGAGGGTGGCACGAAAATCGAGACATGGCCGCTGGCTGAGGCAACGCTGACGAAATCGCCGGCCGAGTATCGCAATTCCGCAATTCCCATAAAGTCAATTTATCCAGACGAGGCAGATGAGCCCGTTCTGGAAACTATCCATGAGGAGGAAATCATGGCTGATGAATTAAAGACATCGCCCCAGATTGATATCGAGGCGATTATCAAACAGACTGCCGCCGAAGCCGTAAAGGCTTACAACGACGCGCAGCCGAAAGTAAAGGGCGGGTACGTCGAAGTCACCGAAGATGAAACCGACCGCTCACTCAAAGCGAAGCCGTTTACCGCAGCCGAGTTCTTTCAGGCTGTAAAGATGGCTGGCATGTATCCTGGACAGGAAGAGCCGCGGCTGTCAGCTTTCAAAGCGACGGGGCTAAATGAGGCGCAGCCCAGCCAGGGCGGGTACCTGCTGCCCCCGCAGATTGCATCCGGGATTTTCCAGAACATGTGGGGCGTTGGCTCCGTACTGTCCCACTTCAATCCGATTCGCGTTTCGGGCAACAGCCTGACTATCAACGCGATTGACGAAACTTCCCGCGCAGACGGTTCACGCATGGGCGGCGTTCAGGGCTACTGGTTAGCCGAAGCCGCGCAGAAAACCGCGAGCAAACCCAAGTTCCGCCAGATTGAACTGAAGCTCAAGAAAGTCGCCGCGCTGTGCTACGCGACCGATGAGTTGCTGGCCGACGCGACCGCGCTGGAGAGCTGGATCGCCAACGAAGTTCCGGCGGAATTGCGCTTCAAAGTTGAGGACGCGATTATCAACGGCGACGGCGTGGGCAAGCCTTTGGGCATCCTGAAATCAGGTTCGCTCGTATCCGCCACCCGTACCGACGACAACGAAATTGATGCCTACGATATCGGGCGTATGTGGGCTCGCCGGCTGCCGGGATTCAACGATTATATCTGGCTCGTCAACCCGGCTGTGTTCCCGCAATTGCTGAACATGACCATCGGTCAGATGCCCGTATTCGCGCCATCCGTTCGTGCTGATGTTCCTTACGGAACCCTGCTCGGTCGTCCCGTTATCGAAAACGAGTACTGCCAGAAGTTGGGTGATGTTGGCGACATTCTGCTCGCGTCGCCTTCAGCGTACGCGCTGATTACGAAAGGCGGGGTTGAGGCTGCAAGCTCTATCCACGTCAAGTTTGACTATGACGAGACTTGCTTCCGCTTCGTTTATCGCGTTGATGGTGCCCCGTATTTCAATGCCGCGGTCACCGCGTTCGATGGCACGAATACCGTGTCTCCGTTCGTCGCGCTCGCGGCTTCTACATAACCGGAGGTGAGTGATGGCGAGATACGCTGAAAAACTCCATATTGTACCGCTGTTGGCTCCAGCAGCGTCAACCGCTGGCGGGGGCGTCAAGTCCTACGCCGTGCGGCTTGCTAATTCGCAATGGATTTCATTCCTGGTCAATTGGGGCGCGATGACCTCGGATGACGATTCGCTGGTTATTTCTGTTGAAAGCACCACCAATGTTGGCAACTCCACGGCGGCTGGCGACACCGTCATTCCGTTCGTTTACCGGCTGTCCGGCGTGCCCGGCACCGATGACAACTGGGGTGACGCGACTGCCACGACCTCGTCTGTGTCCGTTGTGGGCACGGGCGACAACATGGCTTTGCTGATTGACGTTGACCCGGCAACCATCCCCGCCCTCGATTCTGACGCGGTAACCATTCGCGTCATCGTGGACGGCGGCGATAACGCAACCAACTACGCGACTTCGGTCACGGCGTTGATTGAGGATCGTTACCCGCAGAACGAA